ATGAACGAGACATTGTATTTGTTTCCCGATACGAATGTATTATTACAATGTAAACCGCTAGGAAACGTAAGTTTCGCAGAGATCACCGATTGCGATGAGATCCATGTAATAATTACCAGGCCTATTCAACAAGAGATTGACCGTCAGAAAGGTAAAGGGAGTACACGACTAGCAAAAAAAGCAAGAAATGCTGCTGCTTTGTTTGACAAGATATTGGATTCTCCAGATGGAATCCTCATTGTCCGTGCACGTTCGCCGAGGGTTTGTATTAGCATGGATTTAAGTCTTAAACCTTCATGTGAGTTATCTGAACAACTTGATTATAACGAAGCCGATGATCGTTTTGTAGGTATAGTTGCAGGGTATAGCGCTGAAAATAAAGATTTGAAAGTAGCGTTAATTACTAACGATAGTGGTCCACGATTCTCGGCCATGCAACATAATCTTAACTGCTACAAAGTTCCTTCGTTATGGATGCTTCCTCCTGAAACGGATGAAAAAGATAAAAAAATAAAAGAGTTAGAAGGTCAGATTAAAGAATTAACAAGGTCTAGGCCGGAATTTGAAATAAAAATATCTGAAAATACAGAGTGTGATGTCATTTGTCCTTTTTATACGGCTATGTCTGAGGATGAAGTTAATGAGGTGATGTCTATATTGATAAATGCATTTCCAATGGTGACTGATTTCGATGCCGAAAGAAATAATTGGGCACAGTCGATTGTTTTAGGCGCGACTCTTGGTTATGGAAGTAAAGGGAAATATATTCCGGCTTCAGAAAGTGAAGTTGCTAAATATAAGTCGGAATATTATCCGGAATGGGTGAAGCAATGTGAAGAAGTGCTTAAAAAATGTCATGAAAAGTTCAACCCTCTCATAGCGAAACACCCCTTATCGTTTTTATTGAATAACGTAGGTAGTGTCGTCGCCGAAAGAGCTGTGGTTACATTCAAATCAAATGGTAAAATTGCGCTAAGTGGCAATGATTGGGATATAAATGAAGAGCTTGTAAAAAATGGTGAAGTAAATTTTCAATCACCACCAATAGCACCCAAAGGTCGATGGAAAAGTGTAATGGCTGATATGGAAGCTCTGCGCTATGGGCATAGATTTCCACCAATAGATATGCATAGAAGTACTTATGATTATCGTCTGCCAGATGCAATAACCTCGAGGCATAAAAACGATTTTTACTATAAGAGAAGAGAGGTATCACCTGTATTGGAAATATCTCTTGAATGTGAGGAATGGCGTCATAAAACTAAAGATGCAAAATTTTCATTGTTCGCTTATATCAAAAATACACCTGGGGTAAGAGAAAGCTCAATTCAGGTTCGGATTGAAGCTAATAATATAATTGAACCTATAACCAAAGATTTCAAGTTGAAAGTTGCCGTTGAGGAAATAAGTATTTTTCCAGTTATCATGGAAATGGTGCGTGAATTTATTCAAGGTGAAAAAGATAAAGGCTCTCATACTGAAAACAGAAATTAGGATAAAGCACATAATACAAATAAAAAGGACCTTGCGGTCCTTTTTACTTTACAGACGTCCACTTCGATTGAGAGTTCCACATTCCAATCCTGCTAAAGAACGTATCATTCTCATTTCCAGGATAGCTTCGATGAATGCCATCAGAACAGTGGTTGCGCGCTTTCTTATCAAGAACAGCCCATATTGAATTAATAGTAACTTCTGTTTCGTTCTTGCTTTCATTGTCATCGTAATCAATCTGAATATTGGTTTTCTCAATCTCACCAGTGAAGATGTTAAACTGGGCTTGGACATTGCCGTTGTTAGGGTTTAAAAATCCTAGGTCAATCTTAACTTCAGAATGGTCTAACAGACCTGCTGTAATCATACTGATGTACTCAGTGCGAACGTTAGACAGACGAACAGACAAACCAAGATTGTTAATCTCTTTTGACTCTCGATAGAACTGATATCAACAAAATCACCAGTCGCCATATAGTTCTTGCCTTCGTACTGAATATCAAAATACGAGTCCGTGATAAGAACTTCTCTGTTGTCTGACGTTTTAATCTGAACTAGATGGGTAAAGTACCAACAGAGAATACTTGGTCTGGTGTTAGAACCGTTAATGAAGTTCCGTAGAAATCATTGTATGCTTCGATGAAGTCTGGATTGTTTCCAAGTTCTTCGAAGATCTTTTTTACTTCGTTAATACGCATTAGATATCCTCTGTTGCAGTGAGCTTAACTTGTGAAAGACTTTTTAAATCATACCCAACAACATCAGTTGTAAGAATAAACCGGCCTTTAGGATTACGATAAGTAACTTGCTCTGAAGTTTGTACTTGAGCAAGCAACTGCGGGAATAATTTCATTGGTTGTCCTGATAAGCAATCAGCCGTAACGGTATACAACTTCTTGTGGTTCTGGAATTGAACAATAGTACCCGCTTCCATTGTTCCAGTGAAACCTTGTACCCTGACTTGTCTAGCGCCAGGATTAAGACTGTCCATTGAAGTAATATTTCCTTGGGCTGTACCAGTGTATTGGCCTGCATAACTGATATTGAAATCAAACGGTTGTCCGTACATATATTCAGCAACGAATTTCTTAACTAACCCTAGTTGTTCATACTGATACTGGGCAGTGAACTCTAAATCATAGAATTGTACACCTGTATAACGACGTTGATATTTGCCTGAAACGGCTCTGTTTGAGAAAAACGGTGCATTAGACGTAATTTTAACGTCTCTGATTTTAACTTGTGTATTACTAAGCATCGGCACGCCTCTTATTAAATATATCTGTATATCTATTTAATAACTTAAAGAGGGCGTATGTCAGACTTGTACAAAATGCTTCGTGAAGGCGAAGGCGAAAATCTTAAACTCTATAAGGACACAGAAGGTTTCTGGACTATCGGTATTGGGCATCTCGTAACCAAAGACCCAAGCAAAGAAAAAGCAATTTCTATCTTAGATAAAGACCTTAAACGAATAACATCTGGCGTTATCAACAAATCTGAGTCTGAGCAGTTGTTCACTCAGGACACATCTAAGGCACTCAGAGGCATTGAACAATCCAGCCTTAGTTCCATATACATTAGTATGAACGGGCCTCGTAGGACTGCCCTGGTGAACATGGTATATCAACTGGGACTTACCGGTGTATTAGGTTTCCGTAAAATGGTTCGTTATCTCGAACTTAAACAATACAACGAAGCTGCCGATGAAGCTCTGAACAGCAGATGGGCTCGCCAAACTCCTAATCGTGCACACAGAGTTACTGAGACTATTCGTAACGGTGGCTTTAGCGCTTACGCGTTCAGTTAATAAATACATCTATTAATATATTGAGGAACTACTATGTTTGATCTAGAAAAAATGCTGAATGCGCTTAGCCCTAAACGTGAGCACGCTGAAATTCAAGGTTTTAAATTCTATGCACGTCCAATGACTGTTAAAGAATTCTCTGAATTTTTCTATAAAGGTCTTGATGACTCTGACCGCAATGACCAGATGATTTTAAGTTGTGTTCAAAAAGAAGACGGAACTCCTATGTTTGAAACTGTTGAACAGGTTAATTCGTTGTATACCACTGTTCGTGCTCAACTTGCTGGGTTGGTCTCTAAAGCTTCTATCCTGTCTGCTCCGGTAGATGAAACGGAAAAGAAATAAGGGCTTGTAGTCATCGAACATTTAAGTACAGGACTATTCTTCGTCGTGGGCTAGCTCCTAACGAAATACTTAATCTAACAATGCCAGAGTACTACGAGCTCTGGCTGTTCGATACTTTTATTGAACCTCAAAGTCCTGTTCTTAACGATTCCCATCAAGCCCGATTAGCTCATTCCATTATTGCTGTTAGTCCTAATCTTACTAAAGAAGCTCGCAGAAAACTGGACATGAAAGATTTCTATCTGATTAAGCCGAAAGTGTTTAAGTCTGAACAAGAAATTCAGGAAGAACGCGAACAGAAAGAAAAACAAGCTCGTAAAAATCTTGAAGCGTTGATGGACCCTACACTTCTTGAGAAAGCGAGAAAACTTAAACGTAAAGGATAAGAAATGGCAAAGTCAAATTATGAGATAGAAATTAACGGTAATAACAAAGGACTAACATCCGCCGTTGATAATTCTATCGAAGAGTTAAACAAACTCGATAAAGCTGCTGGTGGAATGTTTCAAGGGGCTATTGGCCCCTTAGAGACTATTCAAAGTTCTATAGGAGCTATTGGTGCTGGTGGACCTGCAATGATGGCTGTTGGCGCAGCAGCGGCAGCCGCTGGTCTAGGTATAGCTTCTGTTCAAAGAACATTAGAAAAGTCCACCGGGTTAATGACTATTCAGCAACAGACAGGAACGTCTATCGAATTGTTGCAGCAACTTGAACAAGAATTCAAGTCAGCTGGAATGGAAGTTGAAAAGTTCGGTGATATTAACAAAGATGCACTTGACCATCTTGGTGACTCATTAAGAGAAGGCAAAGGCGGTATGGCTGATGACCTAGAACAATGGGGAATTGGCTTAGAAGAACTGACGAAATATGCTTATGACGCTGAAGGTGGTATAAAATCTGTAATTGATGTTTATTACAAAATGAAAGCGGCTGGTAAGTCAGGTGCTGAAATTACTAACGCAATGGAAACTATGGCGTCCGACTCAAGCCATTTAGTTTCAACATTACAGAAATATAATAGCACTGCTGAAGCAATGAACGCTATTAACTCAAGGTCTGTAAGTATAACAACTGATACCGCTATTGCTGCTAAAGAATTTGACGCTAACATGAAGACTTTAAGTGTTAACGTTGATAAAGTTGCTGTTGCTATCGGCGGGCCTTTAATTCAGTCGATGAATGATCTATGGGTGTTCTTCAACAAAGACTGGTCTGGTAGTGATTATATAAAGGTGTTCAGTACTCTGACCGGTGGCGGAAGCTCAATGGTTGGATTGGCTGATGACCTTCTTAATGAAAAAGAAAAGAAATTCCAGAAGGATATTGCCGCATCTCGAAAGAAAGCTAATGCAGTATTCGAGATAACTAAGAAAGCCGAGAACGACAGAAAAGACGCTGCTGCCAAAGCTAAAGCATTACAAGAGAAAAATGATGCTGATGCTAAAACTGCTGCTGCTAAAGCTCAAGCTGAAAGAGATAAGCAACTTGCTGAAGCCAAACGTCAGGCTTCTGAAGCACAACGTATTGCCGAAGAACAACTTCGTATTAGAGAACAATACATTGATAGTCTTCGTGTTCTCTCTGGTCTTAATTCTGAATATGATTTCTTTACTAAATCATCTGATTTCTCTGGTGCTATTAAAGATATTCAGAAACTCCAGCAGATTAAAAATTATCTTGATGACTTCAAAGACCAAGATAGTAAAACGTTTACTGATAATATCTCTGAAGCAAGTGCATCATTCAAGACAAGCTCTGAACTGTTAAAAATCTCATTAGACCAAGGGAAGATTACTCTTACTGAGTACAACAGAGAACTGAGCAATCTGACTGAACAATATAATCTATTCAAAGAAGCCGTAGCAATGTCTGGTCAAGGAGACCATCGATTAGATGGACTGTCTGACCTACAAGGAATTGGCTTCAGTACTATTGAAGATGATCAACAGTTAGGCCGTCAGAAACTTGATGAGCAATTTGAAGAACTTCGCGAAGCTAATCAGGTTCGTTACGAAAATGACCTGATTGATTATCAAGCGTTCTTGGACCAGAAGCAGAAACTAGACGAATCATACGCGATTAAATCTCAGTCTATTGACCGCCAATCGTCTATAGCTCGATTACAGATTGCGGATGACTTTACTCGTGGTGTTGGTAACGGGTTGCAGATGCTGATGGGTGAGAACAACAAAGCTGCTCAAGCAATGTTTGCTGTTTCAAAAGGTCTAGCGATTGCTAACGGTATGATTAACGCTAACGAAGCAGCAACTACCGCTATGGCTAAATATCCCGGTCCGATGGGATACGCAATGGCAGCAACTTCATATGCTAATGTTCTTACTCAAGTCGCGTCGATGCGTTCTATGACACTTGGTCAGTTCCATGACGGTATCGATAACGTACCTAACACAGGAACGTACTTACTCCAAGAGGGTGAACGAGTAGTCGATAACAGGCTGAACCAGGATCTGAAAGATTTCTTGGGTAATGAGCAGAAAGGGCAATCCCAGGCTGAGCAACCAATCGATGCCTCAATCAATATCAGTGGCTCAGTTAATGGTGAGAAAGAGATAATGCAGATTATGAAGCGGCAGCAGCAAGCGTTGGCTTCAATCGTACAAGACGCTAATAGACGTAGGCAATAGCAGTAACGAACAGGACTCTTCGGAGTCCCTTTGATGTAAACTACTCGAATGTTAGCTATATGCGAGGTATGCCGTGTTAGAAAATTTAGTGAAGTCTCAGATGCTTAGGGCTGATCTTGTTGCTGCTGATCAATATTTCATTTCAGCTGGTTACAACGATATGAGCGGCATTGTAATGCTTAAAGGAGCATTGGTTGCATTATCGAATTTGGTTGATTTTGAGTCAACGATGAGAGCCTTGTATGTTGAAAACCCTTCATTATCAAAGGTATACAAATCAGCCTCCAAGGAGTTCGAGTTCGCTAAATACCTTCGAAATAAGTTTGCGGGGCATATACATCCAGAACTGATATCTAAGGCAATAGAGTGGAATCCAGAGATAAGGTTCATTATGGACAGAACAGACGAGCAGGAGGTTATGTGGTACTGCAATATCTGGGTACTCGAAACGGCAATAAACACATATGTTGATAGTAATGGAAACCACCGTTTGTTCGAGTCGGAAATTGACTTAATCATTCCTGATGATAGCGAGCGTTTTAGATTATTTTTGGAAAAAGTTATTAAAACTGGCATTCAATACCTTACAGAACTTGGGGCCGTGTTAAGAAGTAAAGTTGATAAGCCAGTGAAAGGGCTAGAATCCCTTCAATATTGGAAAGCTGCGGGTTTAACTGAGTTCAATTTTATTGCGAAGAAATAAGGGACAATGTCCCTTATCATATAGTCATAGGTTATTTGGAATCTGTGCCTTAACTGACTTTGCAGTTGTTAAGATAAACAAAACTCATTGTAGTCAAATTATCATGCATATACATTCTATCGGTGCCTTTGGCGTGTTTAAGATACCCACCAGAGCTATTGCTTGATTGGCCTACGGAATCTGAAAAACCCATGTAATTTGAAAAGCCTACAAACATAAACCCAGATTTGTTAATAACATCTGATGAGCTAATCGAGTAGTTAAACCATAAGTAATGGTCCTGTACTACAGCTGTGTCATATACAGGTTCTGCTTCTAGGTTGTGCATGTCTTTAATTGTCGCATCGCATTGATAAGTTCTTGGTTTACCCGCCATGAATGCGAGACCGATAGCACCTGCAATAACTATAGTAACAAGAGTCTTAATGGAATTTGATTTTACGTTCTGACTGATGTTCATTTTGTTCTCCTTGTGTGTGCGTATAATAATACATTAAAACAAAATCGTAAACTTCTATTATCGTCCATTGTTCGCGAAGCAGAGATCTTTTAAAAAGGCTTTAATTGAATCTATTGAGAACAAAGCTTTAATCAGAGTGTCTCTGATTAAAGCTTATGTCGCGGGAAATGCATAATTATTTTGGGGCACGATGAGAGGCGGGATGTTTCGGGACCGCATCTTTTAAAACGCATGTAAATTTTTTATTCCACTTCAATTCATTTGGAAACCTGGATGTACAGTAGGACCAGAACCTAAAGCCCAGCGTAATAAATATAGAATATCCCACAACTTATTAATTTTAAAACACAAAAGGAAGCTCGAATGTCACGCAAAGTATATGTCTCGATGGCCGATATGGCACGCCGCTACGGTTATACATTTAACGCAATCAAGGGGTGGCGAGCTGAAGGTCTACCGTATTCTGAAATTCCTAATGGAATTCCTGAAATTGAAGGGACTCAATGGATTATCAAAAATAAAATTGAACCTCTTCGTAACACATCAGTTAAAGAAGAGATGGACCTCGAAAAACTTCGCGAACAAAAAGCTAAGGCAGACCTAGCAATGTATGCTGCTCAAGAAAAATCCGGCGAGCTTATCTCTGTTGATATAGTACAAGCTGAACTGAATAAGTTCTGTGCATCGATAAAAGATACGTTAAGACTTATCCCAGCTAAACATTCAATCGAGTTAATTGAGCACGCAGATTCAGTTGATAATCTTAAGTTTAAGCTGAAAGAAATCATTAATGCTGAGTTACTGTCTGTTGCTGATTTGTTTGAGCCTGATATTGAAGCCGAACAAGATGAAACACTGATTGATATCGATTAACTAAATCCTGATTGAACAGGTGTTGTATTGTAAGCATGCCAGAACAATATCTCTGTTCTGATACTATCAAACTTAACCAGAACAACTCTGTCTGTAAAGTAATAACTTTGATGTTCGTACTTAAATGGGCGGCCTAACATTTGATTAAGCCGTTCAATCTCATTGATTGTTATCCCTTCTGATATTTCTATCTGCGGAGTCTCCGCGCTTTCTCTTTGCATAGTTCCGCTGTTATTGTCCAATATTCTGCGTCCTGTTTAGTATAGTTAGATCTTAGCTGAGATAGAGATTTAACTCTATTAGATGCGTGGTCTTCAAGTTCATTGATTAGACTATCTACTTGTTGTTCAGTGTTCAT